TTGTTTCCAGGGGTTAGAAGAGTTTGTATCGGTACCACCGGTTGCGGTTAGATTGATACCGCTAACAGATGCGTCAGACCCTGTGTAGGAGAACAGTTTGTATCCACCGTCTACATTGATACCTAAAACATAAAAGGTATCACCATCAGCATCATTGTCACCATACTTACCCCCGCCGCCAGGAATATTTACTCCTGCACCACGAAAGTTTGCAGTCCAGTCATCATTTCCAGAGCTAGCACCAATTGTGATACCAGCACCGTCATCTAAATCTGCACCGAAGTGATAGTAGGTAGGCAACAATGGCGAACCTTGGCGTCCACGAGCAGTGTCGATAAGAACGTTATGATTAGCAATGATGTTGTTGTCCCACTTAGCATAGCTACCTGAAAACAACTTATTGTCGTTTCCACGAGAATCAGCGTATTGGATAGCTTCCAAGTACTCAGTGTCAGAACGAAGAGCGCGTAAACATGCGTCTGGACCGAAGAACAAGTAACCAGGAATTTCTTGGTTAGTGTCTCCACCAGTATTCATAGGCTCACCGCCTTGAGCAATAAGTGCTTGTTTGGCTTCTTGAATCAAATCAACGGAAAAACCAGCGTCAGCTAATACAGCGTCAGAGCCTGGAGAAATTACGTTAGTATTTGCATTCTTGATGCAGCTTTGACGAAGGACATACTGGATCTGATCTTGTTCGGTGCGTGACATCCACTCAGACATGACTTCAGCTGAAAGCTGGTCAATGGTCTTACCTGTGAATCTCATAAGCTTGAGAACTTGAGTCCAGGATACAGCATGACGAACGAGGTCAACTTCAACATTAAATGTTCCGAAGTCGAGCATATCGGTAGCGTTCTTAAGAACCTCTTCACCGCGTACACCTTGTCCGCGAATAGGAGCAACAGTGGTGAAAGTCACCTTGTCAGATCCGCCTGCGCTAAGATCGCGTTTTTCAGCAATAGGACTACCGCTTCCTTCGGCTCCGATGAACTTTGCGAATACGTTTTTTTCCCGAGCGTCCCGAGAAACAAGCTCGGACCATAGGCGTGAACGTAAATCAGAGTTTGGACCGTTAAGTAGAGTCTGGTAGGATGTAATGTTTCCTTTAACTAAATCAACATTGCCGGCGCTTTGGCCTGCAGTGATTGGGTTTGGGACAGCTGGAATATTTTTAATAGCCATTTTTATAATTATTTAAGATTAGTTTGGGTGTTATCTTAAAGGCTGTGCTCCTCCTGGTGCTCCTAACATTGAGTACAAATCTGTTTTACCAATGTTAGGCAAGTCTTGCAGCAAACCTTCTCGAGTAACGGATGAGTTTACAGGTTGTGCGGCAGTTCCAGTTGTCAAAACTCTAGCTTGGGTTCCCATCTGTGGAGCCTGTTGTTGCGGTGCTTCAGGCACATGTGCCTGTTGCGGTGCTTCATTTGGCGGGTTAAAAGATGCAAACTCACTAGCTATAAGTTCTGGCCACCTAGGTGACTCAAAAACTGCAGCGTAGTCGGAATCCGTTTGAGCTTTTGAAACGTAGTCGTCGAACTGCTTGCGGTATACGCTTTCTTTATTCTGCAGTTCTGGATAACGTTCATAAACTCGGTCACGGCTACTCATCGCTTTTGTGCGATGAGATTGATACACTTGTTGCTCCCGATCTCGTTCTATTTGTTGCTTGTTGAGAGTTAGATTTTGCAAATGAAGCTCTTTCTTCATGATTTCCCGTTGCAGTCTTAATGCTTCGGAAGTCTCAAGATCTTCAGCTGCTTTCTCTACCTGTCCCTCAAGCTCTAAAATAGAAGCTCGAACTTCGTCAGATTGTGCATCTAAACCACTGACTGGGTCGGGCTCGGACGCCTCGACTGCCTGTGTGGGTAAATTATTGGAAGCTGTAGATTCAGGTGTTTGTACATATATGATCCTCGAAGCATCGGCAAAAGAACCGTTAAAACCTTCGGATCTATAAAGATCAATAACTTGTTGGTCTAACTCGTTACGTGGGCGAACCCTTCGTTTTGCGAGATGTTGCTCATTTTCTTGTCCCTCTTCGACCTGTGGCTCTTGGCCTTCGACCTGTGGCTGTTGTTCTTCGGCTACTGTTTCCGGGATTGAATCCTCGGTCTCAGGCTGAACATCAGCTGCTGGCTGATCTGACATTACACCTAATGCATTTCGAATATCATCCGTAGATGTGTTCTCAACGCTAAACTGTTCCTCTACTTGCGGGGAATCAACCTCCGCGATGTCTGTTTCCATAACGCGAAGATAACGGTTAACTTACAAAAAGTTAACCGGTTGTATAGCGGTTACTTACCCTTAGGTTTGTTCCCGTACGTTCCAAATTTTTTAGGAGCTAACGCACATTTCTTGTTTTTAGCACACTCTTTCGGTTGTGGGCACTTCTTACAGGGTTTGAACTGTTTATTCTTTTCCATTTTTATATAGTAGTACGAGTTTCCAGATTAGATAGGTACAGGTCAGAATACCTGCACATAAAGCCACAACCTCATTAAATTGTCCGAGTGAATAGGTTAAACCCGTACCCGCGGCTCCGACTATTATTGTTACATCATTCATCTTCTAGGGGATGGTCCAAAATAAAATCCCAATATCCCGCAGAGCGCTGTCTGGCCCATATAGGCGAGGTGTCCACTAGAGAGGTGGAGGGGCTCTTGACTTGCTGGGTAGGACAACAATCCGAAGATCCATTCAGTCCTACCTTCTCCACTTGCGTTTGTGATGGAGAGAAATTCTGCTTGTGGGAAAACGGTACAGAGCAAGACGCACAGGCAAAGAGTACCAACGCCCATAAAAGCGATAATCCTACGACTAACAGAAACATATTCCCCATTACCTTGTTTAACCAAGCTATCTTGGAGTCGAAGAAAATTGTCATTCGCACGAGTTTCTCTCGCAAGCTCAAGCTCATGTTTTTGCCTTTTACCCTCGAATACAAAACCAAAAACACCCTTGAGCATAGCCCCCATAGCCGTTGAGCCACCGCCAGTAAGTAACATGAGAAGTATCTCACCCATCTCACTCTGTCAGACCGCTGCCCACAGTGTCACGCAGTCTGTCTAACTCCTTTTCGAGGTACTTCAACCGCTCAAATTGCTGGTGGTCTGAGGTAATAGGTGCGTCCTGCATCTCAACTAAATGGTCAAGATCAGCTTTGGCTTGCTCTGCGAATTTTTCGATGTGCATCATGCGAGCTGAAAGATCCCCTAATAGTGTTCCTTCGTGTTGAACCCTATCTAATCCATTATCGAGAGTTGCGAGTTTATTCCAGATAACGCTGTACCCCCATACTACTGTGCCTACTACCCCTATAACCTTCGCCATAAAAGCTAGATTTGCTTTTACCTGAGTCTGCTCACCAAGTTCTGAGGCCATGTATATAACTTATAGTTTGTTGCTTTTTTGTCTACCGGTGGTGGCTATAGTAATCCAGGTATGAGCTTGGAATTGTTGTTAATTGAAACGATTTTAGGATTGTTATTAATTACCTGCTCCATCTGTGGTTGGATATTAGCAACTAATGCTCCTGTGTCTAATGTGAGTGGTTTATCGCCATCCACGGCATACAGAACAGATGCTCCATCTTTCCTAAATATTCTACCACCCGATATATTTACTGCTACTGTTCCGATATTTTGAATTTTAATATCCGCAATAGCTTGGTCGATTTGGTAGTTACTACCATCAATAGCGCGTACTACATTAAACCATTTATCCACTCCGTCTGCCGTGGTCTGTTGATACACGATATATGCATAGATTTCTTGTACGCTTGCACCTCCATCCGACTCACTAAGGTCTACTCCCATAGGAGTGTGTGTGAAGTCTGCCGTCCAGGTACTGAATGAACTGCCATCTATTGCATTGGTATTGTAGACAGTGTCTTCTTGTTGGTCTATTGAGAAGTTAAGTCCGGTGGTTGTGGCAACGCCTGTTGTCACCAGGGGAATCATAGCTTCAGCACCAACCACACAGGTAACGCGAAGCCTTACTACATCTCCCACTGCAATCTCAGCTGAGGTGTATGTTCCGTCTGTGTCTACTAATTCTCCAGCGGTGCCTGAAAGTTTTGTAGTAATAACCTCTGTGTCTTTGGTTACATTGTATAACTGCAATCGTGATGTTGCTTCTATGTTTTTAATTTCCCAAGGAAGAACCGTGGTTGATCCAAATGCACCAATGACTTCCGCTCCATTAGATAGTGTGGTGCTTCCTGAAGTAGCAATATTCCCCACGAAGGTAGTTGCCTTAATGGTGATTGTAGTGCCATTAAACGCAAAGACGTCAGTCGCTTGATCATCCACCACTACATTATATCCTCTGGCATTAATCGTGTTACCATCTCTGGTCACAATGGTCTGGGTTTCCCCTGCGTAATTATCCACTAAGTATGCTTTTGCCCTGTTGTAGAATTTCTGAGGTGTGTCTATTTTTTGGTAAGCATCCGTAGTTACTTTTGTGTCATCAGTTATTGCTGAATCATCTACCAAAACAACATCATGCACTAGTGGAGAACCATCATTCCTGTCCTCTATTTTGAAAGTGCGAGATGTTGGCAATCTGTCATATGAAATGAACCCGCGAATGTAGTTATTTGCTACGGTAAAAAATGTGCCTGTGGTTTGTGGGTCATCATTTGCATCGTAGGTAATAACATCTGTTGTGGTGGTAGCATTATGCTCGTATTTGTACTGAAGCAATTCTTCATCCACTCCACTTGTTAGCCCATCAATAATGACATCATTATTGTCTGTATTTTTCAGATAGCACTTAACTTGTGTGGCACTTAAAGTTGTCGCATCCAGTGGTGCTGATCGGTAGGTTCTTAAAAACTGCAAGTAACCACGCTGGGAGTTTTTTGTATCCTCTGATCTTAATAACCGACCCTTTGCGTCTATGACTTTGATAATAACATTATTGTCAGTTAGGTTGGCTTGACCGAATAATGAAACATTGTCAGCTTTTAGCTTTCTGAATATTGTTGTTTTGTTATGAAACTGAGATACGACAGTGTAAACTATTAGATGCCGACTGCTTAATGGGTTAGGATAGCCCCTGTCTTTAAGTGTTAAGTCATTAATGGTTAACGCTGGATCCATAATCTCAAAAGCACCCCCACCTCCACTTTGATCAACTATGAATGAATTAAATGTGCCACTATAATAATGGTTTGCCTTATTTTCACTTGTGCCTCCATTATTTCGGATGAAGTAGCACGGTGAACCATCTTCACTGAAATCAAAAGTTGGATTTGTTCCTCTTGAAACATCAAAGTCAGATGACCCTCGACCATTCCCACTTGAACCATGATCAATTATAAACTTGCATCCTTTGAAGACAGGGGCAGTTGAACTATTTGAGATGAATCGTTTATTGTTAGGAGAAGAGGCTGAATCTATTTCTTCCACGAATTTACAATTAGTGAAAGTGGTTGTGCATCCGCTATCAAATTTTAATAAGCCTCCGCTTTTTTGAACAAAAGTTGCGTACTCTAAATCGTCTATTCCGCTACCTACGGAAACTTCCGCAGTCACCTCATACTCAAACGCATTTACTTTCGCGACCCCTGGTATTGATTCTATCCCTGCCATTATGCGTAATCCTTTGTGATTGATGAGACATTACCGTCCCCATCGTATGCTATTGTTTGTAAAAGTGTAATCGCGTTATCAGCGTCCTTGGTCTGAACCTGTGTGAGATTTCCGTTTATATAGGTAAACTCTTTAGTGCTGATTAAAGGCCCTCCATAAGAGGTATACTTAATCTGGCTAGTCAATAAACCCTCTGTGAAAGTATTTTCCACAAAGGAGTCAGTCGGAGTAGACGGAGATATAGCATTAATCTGAGAGGTTAATGCGTTTTTAACATTCTCAAGATTTGTAGCTGATTCATCGAACTCGCCTCTTACAAACTGCCCTACTTTGTACAGCTCTGATGTATCTCCGGACATGCTATCCTTCCAACTCCTCCTCAGGCTCTGGAACTACATAATCGACGACCTTAACGGTATCAATAAGTGAACTAACATCATGGTTCCCACTCAATGAGACAAGGAATCCATATCCTTCATTGTACTCAATCACCTCAGAGTAGGACTTTACCCTACCCTTTGGTAATTCAAAGTGAGTAGATAAAGTATCGTGTACTTCCTCTACTTTTGCTTTATCTGTATCTAGGTATATTTTCACCAAGTAAATCCCCACTTATTTGCCATATACTCACCAGCAGTCTTATAATCTGAATCACTTAAAGACTCGCTCCAAAATATAATTTCTCCAATTTCTCCACGCATTGGGTAACCCGCGTGGGTTACATTCTTGCCCACGTAAAGCCCACCTAAGTCATAGTCTCTGGTGGATGCAGTAGTTGCTCTGTAATACTCACCGTTAGTGCTATTTTTCTGACTACCAAGACTAGTAACCACCCTCCAAGATACATCCTGCCTATTAGAGTTTGCATTGATTGACCCACGAGCAGTGAATAGTGTACACTCTCCATCGTCCCCCTCATATCTATTCATGAAGGTAGGATTGATACCAAGACCATTAAAAGTGGTATACCAATACTTACTGGTATTACTGTCTTTTCTTGAGGTTATACTAGTTGAAGCATACTGACCAGTAATTGCAGAATAATTGCCCGCCGAATCATAGTGTACGCTATCGGCAGTACCATCTGCATTTTTTGGCTGAGGGGTTTGCCTAACTACAAGCATTACAGTCATTCCACTCGCATATACCCGATTCCTATTCATCTCAATGGAAGGCTCTAAATACTGAGTGCCATTAAATTGTAAAACAGGCAGGTTATTTATACGAGCATCTCCAGTAGGTAAAACCAATGGAAGTGTACCAGAGTCTGATACCATAGTTGGTTGCTGTAGGGCAGTAGATGCCTCAACAAAGGTATCGCTAACTAAGTCTTTAATCTTCGCAACTGAACCTCCATTGGTTACGGGCAATCCATTTGAATCTAAACAGGTACTTGTTTGAGATATATCGATATGATTAAAAGGTCTAGCGACTGTGCCTGCACCGAGTTGATATTTTCCAAGATGCTTGGTGGGTGACCAAAATACCCAGTTTGTACCTTCGGATAAAAAGAGCTTTTTAGTATCAGTTGCATACGCCATTTCTCCATCAACAGATGGTGGAGTAGATAGGATATTAGCCTCCGTAGATTTTGTATATGTTGTAAGTGTTGGCATTTTATTAACTTTCTATTTGTGAAAATACTTCATTATCGTATTTGTCTAATCCCGCGTATATTAGTAAGGAAGGGGTTTTGTATTCAGTTGGGTTTAGGCTAGTTTCTAGATACCCATTGGTCGCATCACTCAGGACATTGTTTAAAACAAACCAATTAGGGGAAGTGATTGTAACGGTTTCATTATTATCCCCGCTTACTACAACAGTTGCTCCAGTAGGTAATACATTAGCAAGTAGATTATCAGCAAGGTTTTGAGAACCCTGCCAATCAGAAGTACCCCAATGTACTTGGTCCATATCCACATAATAATCTGCGCCCGTGGAATTTACCGTCAGTCTATGGTATAAAGTCGAGTTGATGTGATTTTCATCATCATCCATACTTGTGATGTAAAAATATGCATTATTTGCGGGGCCAGTAATTGAGCCAGGCACACGAGTATAAGTAGCCTCCTGCACATAATTCGATTTTGGTATGTAAAATAAATCACCAGGCTTCTTATCTTCCACCGCAAGGATTTCATCAAAGGTACCGTAGGTAATATTTATCTCACCAGAATCATCCACGGCCTCTCCGGTACCCGCCGGAGAATACTGCGACCAACCCGATCCCCCATATATAATTATGCGACCAGTATCGGTCTCAAAATACATATTTCCTGTACTAGGTGTTTCAGGACGGGTAGTTGAAGTTGTTGTAAGTAAAGTACTCATGTCTAATCGTTTTCGTATTTAACCCAAGAGGCCCCGTCGTATATGTATAGATCTTCCGTATCTATTCCGTACTGGATAGACACTTCACCTAATTCGTTTGTTGGGGATGATGATAGTATGGTACTGGATAGGTTTACATCGGTACGGTAGATCGAACCTGTTGGCGCATCTCCGCCCGTTGCATATCCAGATAAAAACTCATTATAAGTACCTGAGTCACCTGAGCCTCCACCTCCTCCTCCTCCTCCAGCGAGTTCAATAATAACGTCACCACTTCGACCATATATCTTTTGGTCTGCATAGTTTACAGCTATCTCAAACTCCGCAAGGTCATCAGTACCGGGGACAGCGCCCCCAGTACTAGACCTTTTTGGAAGGATTGTGGCCAATGTTAGGAACCGAAGGAACCTCCATCAACGTTTTGTACCTCTATATTATACCCAAGATCTGTGGATCCAGTTACGTTGAGAGAAGCACCAGTAGATGCTACGGTGGAGTTTGTGTTATCTATGATGTCCCATCCGGTACCGTTGTATACAACTCCGTCATTTGCGTTTACATAGAAAGCAGAGGTGTTGTCAGTTGCGCCCTGTGCGTTAAGGAAACCTTTAGTAGTAACTTTATAATAGTCCCCAGTCTTAACGACTGATGCCAGCACAGTAGGATCAGTGATACTAACTGCATCGGCAGCTTGATTATTACCTCCAACAGTACCTTTGTATGTAAATGCTGAGGTAAGAGCGTTTGTGATTTTGCCATCAACTTGCCCTTCATCAACAAAAGTTGCTACTCCGCTGTCAGGTCCAAGACCCACAAATAGTTTCTTATCTATAAGGTTGGTTGAGATTTCACCTGCATTATCTGGTCCCACCGCATTTGCGACTGAACTCCGTTTAATTTTAATAGTTGCCATTGTATTTTGTAGTTAGTTTTTGAATATTAGGAGAATAGGCCCCCATCTATTTCTGTTTCGAGGGCCGTTACACGACCTGTTAAATTTGTAATATCTTGACCTGAGTCTATATCTAAAATCTCTTGGTCTACATATGCGGTTATGTCTGAAATGGCACCGTCTACATAAGTAGTTAGACTCGTATTTAATCCTGATACCTCATCATTAACATGACTGGTTAATGCGTAATTGGAGAGGTCTACACCATAAGCTACATTGTCGATTACATCTTGTTGAAACTTCTGAAAATCAGACAGCAGAGATGTGACAAAAGCGGTGTACCAAGCACCACTAAAGTCTTCAACCGTGTTGTTCCCTAGGCCGCTATATATCTGAACACTACCGAGACTCATTGTTAGTATCGGTTGTGCTCTTTAAATATACTAGCCCATAGGAAATACTCGACATCTACTTACGTAGTGATCGCAGCAATAGCCCCAGGACCTATGTTAGCTCCACCCGCATTGGTTGAGAAGATACCATAAGTGTAAGTAGTACTGTCGCTAGCGCTTGTATCGATGTGTTCTGTAGCAAGGTCCGAAATATTCCCAGAGCTAGGCCACGAGACTGTATTAATAGGGGTAAGACCTTGTGTAAAGGTAGCCCCCGCTGCAGCATCTATCTCGTAACTATCTGCGGATGAAGTATCTCCGTCAGTGTAGCTGGAAAGAAGGTCACCGTCTTTACGGAATACGCGAATATCATCAATATCAGTAGCACCAGACATCGAGGCGTTACTCCAAGTTATTTTTACATTAGCCATGTTTTAAATATAGTTTATAGGGTTTCAGATTCAACCGGTTGGATTTCGTTTAGCCCTAAATAATTCAGGGTGTTTAACCTTCCGATTTTTAGATTCAATTTTTAAAGTTTTTTCAGCCAAAGCCATCGGGGATACTGTCTCCATCGCGTTAACCACAGCCTTGAGGGCAAGTGTTGTATCGGGTGAGGTGTCAGGGTCGAGCATTCTAGACAAGTAACGAGCTCTTTCTTTTTGAAAGCGTTTTTCAAGATGTATAAATGCGTCATCGACAGTTAATCTTTTTATGTCTGAAAGTTGATCAAATATTACAATATCACTCATTGTTGGTATTGGTTCATGCCTGATGGGTTACTGTTTCCCATACCTGAGGCTGCTGCCGAGACTCCATCTTTGGGCTGAGGGCTTTCGCCTCCGCCCTGAGCAGCATTATCCCCAAGCATTTTAGCAATCTCAGCTTCAGTCTTAGGGTCGGGTGGTGCCTCGCTAGGTAACAACTCATCTGTCTTTTCGAGCCCCATAGCATCAAGAATACGTTTAAGCATCGGACGAATAAACGGACGCATCTCTGGAGGGGATTGGAAGTATCTATCTTGGGTTTGTAATGCAAGATTGGCTTTTTCAATAGCCCGTTGACCTTGGTCCTGAGACAACATGACTCGAACATTTATACCAATATTTCGCACTGCTTCGGGGGACATCACGCCAAAAGCACGAACGTCTCCTTCCATATATTCAAATACTTCTTCCTCATCAATGGTAGCCATTGTGACCTGTACAAGCTTGGTTAAATGCTCCTCGAAGCCTCGAACAATTCGACGCATCCAACGACGACCAATTTTAGATGCTTCGCGAAGGGTAGCTTCCACTCCGGTTGCGGTATTCGCGGGAGCTAATGCCTGGTAATCACCCTGCGCCATATTAGAAACTCCCAGCCATAACTGGACAATTCCAAATACAAAATCTATAAGCTCTTGGGTCTTAATATCAACATTAGGAACTGCTGAAAAATTAATAAAATCATCGATGCTATATTGGTCCTTAAGTTCGAAAATCTTTCCGGCATGGAGTTCAACATCCTCGGGCTCATCCTCTACGGCCTGAGGGTTAACACCTATAATTGGATTAGCAGCAAGTTCATTTCTATAACTTTGAGAATTGAACTGTTTATCTACATACTCTTGGAAAGATCTGATGCGCTCAGGAAGACTGTACCCACACCATTTATTACGCTCTTTCCCGATAGATACTGCGGTATAAGGAACTTTGTTATCAGGAGTTAGTTTCGCAACATATTCATAAAAGATTGGTTTTTCCGTTTCTGTATCTATGAAAACACAAAACTCTTGAGCATCGCCCGTTCCTAAAACATCTCTTTTAATCCAACACTCTACTAAAGGAATCATTGGATTCTTATCTGAATCAAAGTCTAGATTCTCTTTACGATCCTTGTTTTCTTCAATGTCTGATCTTGGATTCCCGTCCTTTTTAATCATTTTGATATAGTCGGCAAAACTACACCACTCCCGTTCTAGGAACATTTCTCGAACCCAGTTAAGGTCTTTGTCGTATACCTCTATAAGTATATCTGCCTCGTCCACAGATTCTGCAGTCGACGGACATAGAAAACGGTCTGAGTCTATGACCTCCGACCTAGGACCTTTGTACCTGACCTGTTGGGTCGGAACCCCTTGGGGCAAAGGTCTAAATTCGTGAACCCCAGGTATCATTTGAAAACTTGGGTCGTTAGCTAACCTTAGCTCAGTCTCACCCGATAGTGGGTTCATCTCAGGTATAAATTGAGATTCTCCTTCAATGATTGGTCCCTCGCCTGGAATTTCTTCAAACTCACCAAGCTCTCTATTAAATAGAGCTGTGCGCTCATAATCGTACCACGTTGATATGTCTTCCTTATACGTAGACTTTAAAATAAGCGCACGTTGTATAAACAAATGTAAATAGGACTCTTCTAGACGTTCGCGAGTTTTCCCCTGGTCTTCAATCTTCCAATTAAAATACTTGTCGAAACTTTCAGCAGTTTCCTCATCTCCTGCTGATTGAGCTTCAAATTTAAAATAAGGGCTGGTTCCTGTAATCTCATCTTCCGCTCTTGCCATGAAGTGATCCACGATAAGAGAGGTCATAGGTACTGAAAGATTAGAGTTTGAGAATATACTGTCGTACCCCACCCTGTCAGACCTATCGTTATGGTACGTTGACCACGAAGTCTTATCGCCCTCTATACGCTCCCTGTTGTCTTCCTTTAACTGTCGGTATCGTTCTAACGCGTACTCTACTAACTTTTCTTCTGACTCTTTGGTCAGTTTTAAATTACTTTCTTTCATCTAGTATATACCTACAGATTGTCCTTTTTTAATAACATCAACATAGGCACTATGCTCGATCCTATCTAGTTTCGCAATGCGTTGCAACTTAGTGGTAGGTTGTATTTTAGAATTTATAATCTGTGTTTTGATTTTTCGGTTACGAGACTTAACGGTATCAGCTCTTTTTACTAATCCGGATAGGGCTAATATATCTTTAAATCTTTCTTTCTGCACCTTTCCTTCTTTTGGATCTATCGCAGACACTTGCTTAACGGCAGACTCTGCGTTTTTAACCATAAGTCTATACTTGTAGAAACTATTTTTCATCGCACCATCTGAAGTAGAAGCTCTGTAGAATCGATTCAAAATAGGTATTTGATTCTTCCAAGCTTCTCCCGTTGGATCGTCGTAGTTTTCGGTGTTCATACCGTAAGTACCGCCGAAGATACTATTTATGAGTTGACCAGGTCCGCCAAGCCAACCCGTAAATAAGTGTTCAAGCTGACTTCCTGAAAAGTTCCAATCAACATCAGTTAAGTTGTCCGCAGGATCGTCGCCAAACATACCTCGGAGAGAACCCCTTATATTATCGTCACCTCCGGTAAAACTGTTAATCGTCTCAGACAAGTCAGTCCAATGTTTTTGAGTACGTTTAGGATCAGACTTAAAAGCAGGAGACTCCTTGCCCCAATCTTGGTCCTCTTTTCGTATAGGTAGACCCATGAAGTTTTTATTTGAACTTAACTCAGCAACTGGTTGAAAAGCACTGGGGATATACGCGGTACTTAAGCTAGCACCTCCCATTGGGTTGGCCGTATTCATAAATGAATTCAACACATTGAAAGCACCGTTCATTGGATCTGTACCTCCACGAGGTTCGTCACCTGCATATCTGGCAAACATATCAGCTGCATACTGGCCAATAGACCAAAACACATTGTAACCTAAAGGTAAGGGGAAATGAT